CAACAATGATGAATGATTTGGTCGGTAACATTGCCATTCCACGTCAAACCGGTGGTGCTTCATCGTATTGGGTCGCAGAATCAGGCGCAGTAACAGAGTCACAAGCAGCGTTTGACCAATTAACCATGTCTGGAAAGACCGTTGGTTCAATGAGTGATATTTCTAGAAAGATGTTGAACCAAAGTTCGATTGATGTCGAATCGTTTGTGCGTAATGACCTTGCAACATCACTAGCATTAGCAATTGATTTAGCGGCCATTAATGGTTCAGGTGCATCTAACCAACCAACGGGTGTTTTAAACACTGCTGGCATTGGTTCGGTCGTTGGTGGTACAAATGGAGCGGCACCGGATTGGTCTGATATTGTTGATCTTGAGAGTCAGTTAGCTTTAGACAATGCTGATATTGGTAATTTAGGTTTTTTAACTAACGCCAAAGTACGTGGCAAGTTATTGCAAACTGAAAAAGCATCAAATACTGGTCAATATGTTTGGGGTGATAACAACACGCTACGTGGTTACAACGCGGCTGTTTCTAACCAAGTACCGTCAAACCTAACTAAAGGTTCGACTTCAACTTGTTCAGCAATCATCTTTGGCAACTGGTCTGATCTGATAATTGGCTCATGGGGCGGTATTGACATCAACGTCGATACATCCACTGGCTCATCTTCAGGCACAGTGAGAATTGTTGCCCTTCAAGATGTCGACATTGGTATTCGTCACGCAGAGTCATTTGCAGCGATGAAAGACGCGACGACAACTTAATATAGGAAGCAAAGTTGATTAACGAGTGCTGGGTAACTGGCACTCATTATCAAAATAATAAATTATGAAAATTCAATTATTAACATCAGTCGGCATTGACGGTAAATCCTTTGCAAAAGGTGAAACGGTCGAAGTCGCAACCAAATTAGCAGCCAAATTGATTGACACTAAAAAAGCAGTGGAATTAAAGGCCAAAAAAAAGGCGAAAAAATAAAGAATTATGTTTACCGAGGATTTAAGCGATTTTTTGGATACAACTGAGTTGGCAGATAATGCCACCATTGGATCAGTAACGGTTGCTGGAATTTTTGACAATCAATTTGTCGAGGTACATGGGATTGAGGGTGTGCGACCAGTATTTACGTGCGATGAGGCCAATGTTTCATCGATTGCACATGGCGATGCACTCACTATTAAATCAACCTCATACAAAGTGGCCGGTGTGCATCCGGATGGTACGGGCTTAACTTCATTAATACTGGAGAAGCAATAATGTCACACGTTAGGCAACAAATCAGAGATCAATTAAAAATCACTTTAACCGGTTTGACTACCACCGGCGCGAATGTATTTGATTCGCGCGTATATGATCATGATGCGTTGCCATCATTGGCAATTTATACACTAAGTGAAGAACTCGGTGAAGAAGCGGCCAATAAGCAAATGCGTATTTTAAATATTGTTATTGAAGTGCGAGCAAAGGCCACCACCAATTTGGATAACACCTTAGACACCATTAGTGCCGAGGTTGAAGATGCTATTTTTAACAGTGGTGACACCACGTTGAACGGCAAATGTAAAGACATTGATTTTGAGGGGGTTGATATTGAACTCTCAGGCGATTCAGATCAACCAGTGGGGTTGATGAGTATGCGATTTGTTTGTTTGTATCGAGTGAATAAATCAGATGTTGAAACTTTAATTAGTTAGGAGAGGCAATATGCCAAAAATGTATCAAGATGGATGCGAGGCGATAACAGTACAGGAATCGCAGATCCAAAATGCAGAGCAACGAGGTTGGTCACTCGCTAAACAGGCTAAAACCAAAAAAGTTAAATTAAACGGAGTAAAAGAAAATGGCAAATCATAAAGGTAGCGAGGGCGTTGTTAAAGTTGGGTCTGCAACAATCGCTGAATTAAAATCATACAGCATCGAGGAAAGTGCTGAAACAATCGAAACAACTACGTTGGGCGATGCGGCAAAAACATTTACCGCAGGCACAACTTCATGGTCAGGATCATGTGATTGTTTTTGGGATGAAACTGATGCAACGGGTCAAGGTGCATTAACCGCTGGTGCATCAGTAACGATGAATTTTTACCCCGAGGGTGCATCAACCGGTGACAAATACTACACTGGCACTGCGATTGTTGATTCATTAACAGTTGAAGCCTCTCAAGATGATATGGTGGCAGCAACATTCTCATTCACGGGTGATGGCGTACTGAGCTTCTCAACTGCACCATAATCTATGAACTACACTAACATCGCCAAAAGTCAATTTAAGGATCGCATTAGCGGTGATTTGTTGTCAGTTGATATACCGGAATGGAAAGGTGACGATGGCGAAGCCGTCAAAATCTATTTCAAATCGGCCACTAATTTTAAGATACAAGGACAGATTTTAAGATTGGTGCATGAGGGAAAGCCAGATGAAGCCATTATTATGACTTTTATCTTGCGCTCACTCGATCAAGACGGCAAACAAATTTGGCGAAAGGTACACATGACCGAGATCATGAATGAGTTTGATCCCGATATTGTGTCGCGCGTTGTTAATGCAATGAATGAGGTTGATCCGGATGAGGGCGAAGCACTAAAGAGTTAAAGTCAGATCGTGATTTGCTTTTTCTATATGAATTAGCCGAGCATCTCCACAAAACGGTGGATGAAATTATGGATTTGACGGTTGATGAAATTGTAATGTGGTCAGCTTATTTTAGACTGAAGCAGGAAAGGAAATAATGGCAGGGAAAGCAAGCGCAAAATATGTAATCACCGCTGAGAATAAAACTCACAAAGCATTTAAGTCGCTTAAAAAATCACTTAAATCGGTGGGTGGATCAGCGGCCGCACTCGGTAAAAACATCACCACTAAGATGCTTGCACCGATGGGTGCGTTTGCCGGCTTCTCTCTCAAAACTGCCGGTGACTTTGAGGCGGCCATGAATAAGGTATCAGCGATCAGTGGATCGACTGGTGAAACTTTAAAGGCGTTAGAAAACCAAGCCAAAGAACTCGGTCGCACCACGCAATTTAGTGCATCCGAGGCAGCCGATGCGATGGGTTTCTTATCGATGGCCGGCTTTGATGCCCAAAAAACCATGGCAGCCATGCCGGGTATTTTGGATTTAGCGGCGGCATCCTCAACTGATCTTGCAACCACGGCGGATATTGCATCAAACATCTTATCCGGTTTGGGCATGGAAGCATCCAAGACCGGACAGCTTGCCGATGTGATGGCGAAAGCTACGGCCAGTGCCAACCTTAATGTATTGGAACTCGGTGAGGCGATGAAGATGGCCGCACCAATGGCCGATGCTGCTAATCTCTCACTTGAGGGTATGACCGCCATCATGGGCAAAATGGCCGATGCCGGTATTAAAGGCACGATGGCAGGCACGGCGGTTAAGGCTGGTATTACTAAGCTATTAAATCCAACCAAGCAAGTGAGTGGTTTACTTGATGGTATGGGTGTGAGTATTAAAAACACCGATGGCTCAATGCGTAACTTTATCGACATCTTATCCAGCCTTGAAAAAGCTGGTGCAGGGGCATCAGAGTTTACCCGAATTTTTGGTGAGCGAGCTGGCCCAGCCTTATTAGCATCGACCAAACAAGGTGTGGGTGCGATCCAAGAGTTAAAGGCCAAATTGCAAGATGCAGGCGGCACGGCCAAAACTATGGCCGATACACAAATGAAAGGCCTGAATGGTTCGATCAAAAAACTTAAATCAGCCTTTGAGGGTTTACAACTGGCGGTGGCCAATAGTGGTTTGCTCGAATGGGCAACCAAAATGACCGATAAACTCACTTCCTTTATGGCAAAGATCAGTGGCACGGGTGGTGCAATGAGTGGACTCGGTGAAAATATTGCTGCATTCGCGAAAGTGATCCAAGATAAATTGGCCGTTGCTTGGCAGATTATTACCGATATTTTTGGTGGTTTTTCAAAACACCTAGAGCCGATCAAACAAGCATGGGGTGAACTCACTAAAGCATGGGATGATTTAATGGCATCGATCTTTGGTGCTGAGAGTGCCGGCCAAGCTGAAAACATGAAAGCCTTTTGGTCAACCGTTGGTCAATTATTGGGTGTTACTATTAAGGTGGCAGTCCACGCGGTTACGCTTGCATTTAAAGGGTTAGGCATCGCAATTGATGGTGTCAAGGCTATTTGGAACGGTTTAGCAACGCTTGCAAACAAGGTGATGGCCGGGGTTAAAGATGCACTATTAAAGCCGATCATACAATTGATGCAAGGCATTAAAAAAGTCGCAGAAAAACTGCCAGACTTTATTGGTGATCCTGCCGAGGAAGCTATTGATCGTATGCTTAATGCTTTTAAGAAAGGTGAAGATGAAGCAGTTGGTCATTCCATCATCCCTGATATGGTGGATAAAATCGCGCTCACCATGAATAAATTACCCACAGTGATGGGTGATCCGGCACGCGATGCGGCCGATGCGGTGAATGATTCATTTAAAGACATGGCATCCAGCGTGAGTGGCTCTATCAAAGGCATGATCCAAGGCACAACCAGTTTAAAAGATGCGTTCCGTTCAATTGGTGGAAAGCTTATTGACAAATTCATTTGGAATCCATTGGATACAGCTATTGGCGATGCGATTGGTGGTTTAAGTTTTGGCTCTGGTGGCGGTCATTCAATGATTGATGGAATTGGTGTGTCAAGTTTTGCCGGCGGTGGTTTTACCGGTCGTGGCGCAAGATCTGGTGGGTTGGATGGCAAGGGTGGATTCCCAGCAATCTTACATCCAAATGAAACAGTAACAGACCATAGTAGTGGTGGCGGTCAGGTAATCAATGTCACATACGCACCACAGGTTAATGCTTTAGACCCTCGCACTGCACAAATGGTTATCGCAGAAAACGCCACTACTATTGTAGGTGTAGTAAGACAAGCCTTTAATCGTAACGGACAGGCGGTGGCGATATGAGTTTTCCAACAACACCCGTGGCAAGTACCATAAATATAACTGGCATTAGTCCGACACTCACAAGTCTTACTCATTCATTGAAAAGACAAGCTCGAAGTCGTGGTGGTCAAAGATGGTTAATTGAAGCAACTTACCCACCAATGACACGTAGCGATTTTTCACCTCTATGGGCATTTGCTAATGCCCAAAAAGGGCAATACAGCACGTTTGATTATAAACCGCCTATATACAAAGATTCAAGCGGTACAGCAACAGGTACATTGTTAGTTAATAACGTAGCTGGTTATACGGCTGGTGATACATCAATTACTTGTGATGGTTTAACTGGCACTTTAAAGGCTGGTGACTTCATTAAGTTTAGCGATCATGACAAGGTTTATACCTTAACTTCTGACGGCTCTACGACATTAACTATTGAGCCACCTTTACTTGGTTCGGTATCTGATAATTCAACAGTTACATATAATGATGTGCCTTTCACTATGGCATTTGCAGAAGATAAACAAGTGCTGTCTATGGGTGTTGACCAAATGATTGGATTCTCAATTAAATTAGTTGAGATTGTATAAATGGATAGAGGATCAGCTTCGGCATTTCAAACAGAGATTGTTAAAAGTCAGAATAGACCTGTTCACCTAATATCGGTTCATTTTGATGAAGGTGTTTTTTATATGACAGATGCGTATAAAGATTTATCGTGGGCTGGTCAAACTTATATAGCAGTTGGTTCTTTGTTAGGGTTTTCAGACATCGAAGAATCCACAGAAGTTATTGTTAATAGCATGACATTATCATTGTCAGGTGTAGACCAAGTGTGGGTTGGTAACTTTCTATCTAAAAATTATATTGATAGAACGGTTAAAATTTATATGGGTTTTTTAGATGATAATCAAGCACTTGTATCAGAGCCAACATTGTTATTTGAAGGGCGCATGGACTCACCAACAATCACTGAGAATCCCGACAGTGGCGAATCAACAGTAAGTGTGAGTGCCACGAATGCGTGGGTTGATTTTAATCGCCAAACTGGTCGACACACTAACCATGAAGAACAACAAATACATTTCGCTGGGGATAAAGGCTTCGAGTACGCATCAGAAATTGTGAAGGACATTATTTGGGGTCATAAGCGTGATTATGAGGTGTGATAAAGAGATAGCACTTCAACAGTATGTGCAAGAGCAATTAGGTAAGCCATTTGAGTTCGGCATTAATGATTGCCCGTTATTTGTTGCTGGTGCTATTGACACAATGCGTGGTACTTCATTGCGCGATAAATATACAGGCTTGTGGCACGATCAAAAATCAGCATGGAAATACGCAAAAAAAAATGGCGATATTTCTGAACAATTAAAATCATTGGGTTATACGGCGGTAGAACTTAGCCATATTCAGACTGGCGATATTATTGTGATGGAACAAAGACTTGCTCACTTAAAAAAATGGCGTTCAGTTGCTATATATACGGGAAAAACTGTAGCAATTGTCACTGAAGATAGAGGTGTTGAACTTGTATCAATTTTTGACGTGCCTAACATGACAGAGGTGTTGAGATGGCAGTAGCAATAGTCTCTATTGGCGCGAGTACGGCAGTGCAAGGTTATATTGTAGGATTAGGATACCATGCCATAGTTGGTGCGATTGCTGGGGCTTTAGTTGGTGGTGCGATTGCTGGTGCAATGGCAGACCCACTATCAGAGCCTGAGTTAAATTCAACAGCTGGAATGTCTAGTGCTTTAGCAAATAAACGCTCAAACAATGCGCCCCTACCTTTAGTATATGGCTCAAGAAGAATGGGTGGCACGATTGTTCACCTAGATGTTACTACAGACCCCGAAACCCAAAAACTAAGAATTATATTAAGACCTGATGTCGAATACTTTGCCGAAGAATATGAGGCTGGACGTGGACACTGGACACCCCAACCACCAAATAATGTTACTTGGCATCCGTTTGAAGAGGTCACCGACCATTATAACTTACCGGCAAATGGCGCTACCAAACAGCAAGCGATTGATGCGTGGCGTGCGAGATATGGCTCACCTTATATTTATGAAGATACAGGCGAAATAGCAGATTTTGGCGCTTTGCCCGGCAATGAATATCTCCATATAATATTAGCCATTTGTGAGGGTGAGATAGGCGGTTTTGATGATGTTTATTTGAACGATGTAAATATTAATGATGATAAATTTGATGGGTATGCCGAAGTTCACACGCATAATGGCTCTGATGGGCAAAGTGCGGATTCTACTGCTGTTAGTCAAATAGACGGTTGGAATGCTCAACATACGTTATCGGGTGTGGCGTATGTTTACGTTAAATTAAAATACAATGCCGATTCATTTCCAAACGGACTGCCTGCAATTACTTGTGATATTGATGGTCAAGAAGTCTACGATCCGAGATCAGGCTCAACATCATTTAGTCGTAACCCAGCGGTATGCATTCGTGATTATTTAACTAATACTAGATACGGTAGAGGAATTGACACAGCATTAATCGACGATACTACATTTAATGCCGCAGCTAATTATTGCGATGAAAATGTAACGATTGGTGGGGCATCGAAAAACAGATATGAATTAGAGGGTATTGTTGATACATCTCAAGGTTCGATGGATATCCTAAAGAAGTTATTAACGGCTTGTAGAGGTTTTCTTATCTTTAGTGGCGGTAAGTATAAGTTAGTAATTGATAAGCCCGAAACGGCTAATTTCACGTTTAGCGAAGATAACATTGTTGGCTCATGGTCTATTGCTATGGGCAACAAGAATAACCAATTTAACCGCATAAGAGCTAACTTCTTTAATCCGGCTAGAGATTGGCAAGCCGACATTGCGATAGTTGATTCTTCGGCATTAAGAACACAAGACAATGGCTTATTGCTAGAGAGAACTATCGATTTACCATTTACGGCTGATATAGATCGCGCAAAAATGATTAGCACGATTAATCTGAATCAGTCAAGACAACAAGTGGCTGTTGAATTTAACGCTACTATTGATGGATTAAGATGTGAAGTTGGCGATGTTGTTTACATAAAACACAAAACACCAGCTTGGCATACTTTAAATTCAGACGCGGGCAAGATGTTTAGAGTCATGCGGCTCTCTATTCAGAATGACAGCGAGGTGCGTATAACCGCTTTAGAATATGATGTTACTTCTTATGATTTCGGTACTATTGCTATTAGCGATGCCACACCTAATACTAATTTACCTGATGCTTTGTCTACATTACCACCGGCTGGTATCAGTGTACGTGAAGATTTATATTACACGATCGGGGGTGCTGGTCTTAAAGTAAGAGCTTATGTAAATTGGATTGCTTCAACTGACATATTTGTCGTGAAATATGAAGTCGAATATCACGACATTAATGACTGGGTTTATCTGTCAATAACAAGAACTTCGAACCTACAGACACAAATATATGATATTAAGCCCGGTATTTATAATTTCAGAGTTAAATCAATTAACAGTTATGGCATTTCGTCAGACTGGGCTTATCTAAAAAATCATACGATTGAAGGATTAAAAGCACCACCAGTTGATGTTGACGGGTTGTCATTAATAACAATTAATAATGCCGCGCATTTATCTTGGGATTTGGCAACCGACCTTGATGTGCTAACTGGCGGAAAGGTAAGGTTTAAGCATTCAAATTTAACATCTGGCGCAAATTGGTCATCATCCACTGATATTGGCTCTGCTGTGGCAGGTCATTCAACAAATACCGTTTTGCCTTTATTAACTGGCACATATATGGCTAAGTTTGTGGATTCAACGGGAAACGAATCAACTGGTACATCCTCATTTGTTTCTACAACCGTGCCTAACATTGTAAAGATGAATGCTGTTACTACGCTCACTGAAAACCCTGCATTTAGTGGTGTAAAGACAAATATGTCAGCACCAAGTGGTATTCTCAAGCTGGAAGCGGATACGTTAATTGATACAATGACTGATTTAATTGATGATTGGGTATTGATAGACGCTATCGGTGGTCTTGACACATCAGGCACTTATAAATTTAGCAATTATATAGATTTAGGTGCTACATACACTTCAAGGGTTACGGTAGGAATTGCATTTACAGCACTTGTGGTTAGTGATGTTACAGATGATAGAACGGCATTAATAGACGATTGGTCTGACTTCGATAATGTTCCAGCAAATGTAACAACAAATTTATTTATTTCAACAACTACAGATAATCCATCTAGCTCGCCAACGTGGAGTGCTTGGGCTAAGTTTACGGTTGCTGATTATTCGGCACGCGCATTTAAATTTAAACTTGAAGCATTCTCAACGGATGCTGACCATCAGATAAACATCACAGCATTAAGTGCCACTATTGATATGCCCGACCAAGTTCAAGGTGATTCGGGTATTCAGTCTGGTGTAGGCACAAAGAGTGTTGTATATCCATCAGCGTTCTTTGCAACACCAGCGATAGGTATTACTGGTAGCGACATGGGGTACAACCATAGGATTGTTTTATCCAATGAAACCGCTACAGGTTTTGACGTAACTTTTTATCACGGAAGCGGTACGAGTTATCCACAAGATATTAAATTTAATTGGTTAGCGCGTGGATATTAATATACATATATATAAGATACAATATATATTGTATCATATAAATATGATACAATTTGTCTTAAATTCAAGAGGTTAAAAATGGCAACACACGATTTCATAATTAACAATCAAAACGGTGCAAATTTTCGCTCCGATTTGAATAGCGCATTAGCCGCCATTGTAAGCAACAATAGTTCTTCATCATCACC